TCACAGAGGATATTTGTGTGAACCAATGACGGATATGTGATTAATATGAATACGAAAATTGAAACTGCAATTGAAGTGACCAGGTGGGCTAGTATAGTAGATCACCTTAGAAATAATCGAATAGAATATTTATTGTTGATGGGAATCCTACATATTGTAGGTGTTACATCTAAGGCATACGAACAAGTAAACGGAGTGTGTTTGTAATGGCGTATAAGTATGGTAAGACTTTCAAGAAGAATGGCAAGCTAGTGCGTTACAGATATACCGACGGTAAGAAGAGCACGAAGAAGCTTGTATCTGCTAAAAAGAAAAGGTGATACTTTGTATCCTGAAACTTATGATTGGTATTTGACCAATTTACAGTTAAATCGTGGAATGGGCCCACGTACCGTGGGAGCCGCTTTGCGGCAAAAGCCCATACACGTTGAACCCCCAACACCGGAGAAAAGAAATGGCGGAACACGTAGTACTTCGAGCCATTATGGTGTTGATGGATTATACTATGTTGATCCCTTTATGGTTAAGCCAGTTGAGTTGGCTAAGTATACTATTCGTCGTACTATTACGACAGTTGTTCCTAATATTGATAGAACAATGGAAGGTTTAGAAAGAATATTGCCAAGGCTTGTCCGTTATAGAGGACTATAGGCATATCTTGAAAGAAAGGGCGCCCGGAAAAAGGGGCGGACCGAAGGGAGCACGCAGGATTCTGCACTTGCAGAATTCTACTTTTTCAGCCCTTATCTTACGGTTAGTGTTATTTACTGCATTTCCTACGCATTGTCATGGAATGCAAAGAGTGTGGTACTTCCCTCACTTATGAGGCTCATGAGAATAACATTTGTTTTGATTGTTATTGTCGCATGGATTTGGTTGTTCATGAAGAGACTCTAAAAAAAAACAATATCACCAATTCCGAGGAGGAGTAGCATTGCATTCCTGTAGCTACTCCTTCTCACCTTTGAGGAATTGTAACCACTGCTGGCCTTTTGACTGCAGGTGTTGTTAATGGCCACTATTTGTTCTAAATGTGGTAAGATGGTTTCTCAGATTAAGAGAAGACATAGATGTAGATTTAAAGTTGAAACTGAAGTTGAAACTAAAGAATATGTTACGGCACTTAGCCTTCATATGAGATTAACATTTGATTTTGACACATCTGGCCGAAATTAAATATAGTCAACGGCCCCCGGTGGCGAATGTCGGCATCGAGATGAGGTGAGTGGTGCATGCATCCGTAACTCTTCTCGTGATTCGGGGCAACTGTGTTCCAACAAGTTGCTCTCGTTAGAGATAGGGCGGCGTAGCGCCTTGGTGCCAACCAAGCGATGCGTGGGAGTCATTGCCAAGAATAATAAGGGGAACACTATACCCCGCTTCATGGCTAATAGAAAGAGCGGATATAAGCGAATGAGAAAAATAGAACCAGCGGTTCAAACATTGACTTTTCAATTTTCAGTTCCTGCTGGTGGATCTGTGAATGATTATACATTGGATTTATCACAATGTGCTTCCCTGGTTAATCGAAGATTTTATCGTCAGGGTATTAATTGGGCTGTTTCTGGTTTTAAGATGCTTACAAGTTCCCAAACAGGGACTATTGCAATTAAGAAACTACCTGATACATGGATTATGAGTAATTCATGGGAAAAAGGATTCAGGACTTGGCAGCGTTTAAATTCTGAAGCTGCTGATGAGTCTGAATCTATTAGACCTAGGTTTTTGGATTTTAAGGTCTATGCTGATGCATCGCATCATTTGGCTGGTGTTGGTGCTAATTTATTACCTGGTAATTTAGAACCTACCTTTGTACCTATACAGCCGGGGACTTGGGATTATTCTAAGATGATAATTCCTAAGACAGATGGAACAGATGGTGTTTCACAGCGTGAGATTATTGCTGTTGGAGCCAATTATCCGGGCGCTGCACCGGCGTCACTTCATAATGCTGTTTCATTAATAGAAGGATATGCTGCAAGTAGGGCTTTGCCTAATATGGCTGACCCTAATATGCCTGATGACGCTTCAAGCGTTGATATTGTTGCTGCCCAGAATTGGATGCAGGCTACTTTTAATCAAGGAACGGATCAGTCTCATGAAGTTCTTGAGGATTTGATTCTTGAAAATAATATAGCACCTTATCCTTTTGAGAATGATGGTGCTCATTTTGATACAATGTATCCTAATGGTGCAAATCAGTTGCCTGGGTTACAGGTTCATGACTTTGAATTTATTACTGGTACTACAGTTGGTGGAACTACCCGTATGAAGGGTGGTATGTTCCCTTGTGGACTTGTACGAGTAACTGCACAAAATGACGATGACGTTTCTTCTATGTCTGTTATTATGCAAGTTGATTTAGTACCCGGTAATCACAGAGGATATTTGTGTGAACCAATGACGGATATGTGATTAATATGAATACGAAAATTGAAACTGCAATT